GTCCGTGTTTACAGGGAAGGTCGCCACGGTTCCCAGCGGTGGGCAAACCTCGCAGCGTTCTCTGAGGCGACTGACCTTTTCCGCTTCCGCTGTATCCCTGGGCTGACGATCACCACCGACCACATTCTGGTGTGCGATGGTGGTCGCTATGACATTACCTCTGTGGAGGATGTCAAAGGCCGTGGGATGTATGTGGAAGTGCTGGCGAAAAGGAGTGAAGCGACCAATGGCAAAAGTTGATGTGAAGATGCCGGAGGACTTCCTTTTGAAGTTTTCCAGGCTGCAGTCCAATACGGATGCCGTTGCGGAAAAAGTGCTGGAAGCTGGCGGTGAGGTGGTTCTGGCAAAGGTCAGCAGCAACCTGTCCGCAGTCGTTGGTAGTGGTACGAAGCACCCGTCTGAATCCACGGGTGAACTGGAAGCCTCTCTGGGCGTGACCCCAGTAAAGATGGACAAGCAGGGTAATCACAACATCAAGATTGGTTTTGCGGAGCCCCGTTCCGATGGAAAGAGCAACGCCATGATTGCCAACATTCTGGAGTACGGAAAGCATGGTCAGCCTGCAAAGCCCTTTTTGAAACCAGCCAAGTCTGCATCCAAGTCGGCGTGTATTGCTGCGATGCAGCAGAAATTTGATGAGGAGGTCAAAAAACTGTGAGTGTACTTTCTGACATTCAATCGGCACTGACCCCTCTGGGTATTCCGCTGGAAACTGGTGTGTTCAAAGACAAGGCCCCGGAGCGGTATATCGTGGTAGTGCCGATTGTGGATACTTTCGGACTCCATGCGGACAACGCACCAGCGTTTGATGTGCAGGAGGCACGAATTTCGTTATACGCCCAGGGCAATTACATGAAGGACAAAAACACCATCGTGAAAACGCTCCTGGATCATGATTTTACGATAACCGACCGCAGATATGTCGGTTATGAAACTGAAAACGGCTATCACCACTATGCGGTGGATGTAGCCAAACACTATGAAATGGAGGAATAACCTATGGCAACTATCGGTCTTGATAAACTGTTTTATGCCAAGATTACCGAGGATGAAAGTGGCAATGAAACCTACGCAACCCCAGCACAGCTGGCAAAGGCTATGAGTGCCGAACTCTCCGTAGAACTGGCAGAAGCTACCCTCTACGCAGATGACGGTGCTGCTGAAATCGTCAAGGAGTTCAAAAGCGGTACGCTGTCCCTTGGCGTGGATGATATCGGTGCAACCGCAGCTTCCGATTTGACGGGTGCGACCATCGATGATAACGGTGTCGTGGTATCTACCAGTGAGGACGGCGGTGACCCTGTGGCGGTGGGCTTCCGTGCAAAGAAGTCCAACGGCAAGTACAAGTATTACTGGCTGTACCGTGTGAAGTTCGGTATCCCTGCTACGAACCTTGCCACCAAGGGCGACAGCATCACTTTCTCTACCCCTACCATTGAGGGTACGATTCTTCGCCGTAACAAGGTGGACGGCAAGGGCAAGCATCCCTGGAAGGCAGAGGTCACCGAGGGTGATACTTCTGTATCCGCTGACACCATCACCAACTGGTATAAGGAAGTCTACGAGCCTACCTATGCCAGTGCTGCATCTGAAGAATAAGGAGGACTGACCTATGAATACGGAACGCTCTGCAAATATCAATATCGGCGGCGATGAGTACACGCTGCTTCTGACTACCAAGGCCACCAAGGACATCGCCGGCCGTTACGGCGGACTGGAGAACCTGGGCGACAAGCTGATGAAGTCCGAGAATTTTGAGATGGCAATCGGCGAGATCGTCTGGCTCATCACGCTTCTGGCGAACCAGTCCATTCTGGTTCATAATCTCAAGCATAAGGATGAACCCAAGGAACTGCTCACCGAGGAGATGGTGGAACTCTTGACCACTCCTGTGGATCTGGCAGATTACAAGGTTGCAATCACCGAGGCTCTTTACAAGGGCACCAAGCGCAATGTAGAAAGCGAGTCTGACTCAAAAAACGCACAGGTCGGGTAAGTGACGAAGAGTTATTTACCCGGCTTTTATATTACGGCATCGCCCACCTCCATCTGACACAGGATGAGGTGTGGTTGATGCCGTTTGGCTTATTACTCGACCTATGGGAATGCCACAAACAGTACAACGGACTGGCAAAACCCAAACGGGAGATGTTCATCGATGACATTATCCCAGACGGCATCTGATGAAGGAGGTGGTTTAGATGGCAGATGATTTTGGTCTGAAAATTGGCCTTGAGGGCGAGAAAGAGTTCAAAAAGGCCCTCTCTGAAATCAACCAGTCCTTCAAAGTCCTCGGCTCTGAGATGAAGGTGGTACAGTCCCAGTTTGATAAAAACGACAATTCTGTGGAAGCCCTTACCGCCAGAAACCAGGTGCTGAATAAGGAGATCGAAGCCCAGAAGCAGAAGATTGAAACGCTCCGCTCGGCTCTGGCCAACGCTGCGGAGTCCTTCGGCGAAAACGACCGCCGTACCCAGCAGTGGCAGATCCAGCTGAATAATGCCACGGCCACCCTTAACGATATGGAGAGGGAACTCGACCGTAACAATGCGGCTCTGGATGATGCCGAACGTGAAATGGACGATGTGGCTGACAGTGCGGATGATATGGGCGAGGAGATTGACGATGCCGCTGATTCTGCGGATAAGTCCAAGAGTAAATTTGAATCGCTGGGCAGTGTGCTGAAAGGCATCGGTGCAGCGATGGGTGCAGTAGCGGTAGCTGCTGGTGCGGCGGCTGTATCTCTGGGCAAGGAAGTCATCGCCGCTTACGCTGACTATGAACAGCTGGTCGGTGGCGTGGATACGCTTTTCAAAGAGTCCTCCCAGGAACTTCAGACCTATGCCGCCAATGCCTATAAGACCGCTGGTTTGTCCGCAAATGACTACATGGAAACGGTCACTTCCTTCTCTGCATCGCTGATCCAGTCTCTGGGCGGTGATACGGAAAAGGCAGTCAAGTATGCAGATATGGCGATTACGGATATGTCCGATAACGCCAATAAGATGGGTACGGACATGAGCCTTATCCAGAATGCTTACCAGGGCTTTGCCAAGCAGAACTACACCATGCTGGACAACCTGAAACTGGGCTATGGCGGTACGAAAACCGAAATGGAACGACTGCTGGCAGATGCCCAGGCCATTTCCGGCATTGAGTACAACATTGACTCCTATGCCGATGTGGTGGAAGCCATCCATGTCATCCAGGAGAGCATGGGTATTGCCGGAGCGACCGCAGCAGAAGCGGAAGGTACAATTTCCGGCTCTATCAATGCCATGCAGGCGGCTCTCCAGAATATGCTGGTGGGCTTTGGTGATGCGGACGCCGATATGGAACTGCTCTGCCAGAACATGGTGGATGCCCTCCAGAACGTCATTAAGAACATTACCCCTGTTATTGAGAACATGGTGAAAGTCCTGCCTACAGTAACGGGTGCATTGCTGGATGCCTTTTCTGACCTGCTCCCGACTCTGCTCCAGACGGTGACTGACCTGTTTGCCCAGCTACTGAATACCATCCTAACGCTTCTTCCCCAGCTGATTCCGGCTGTGGTGGAAGCCGTGATGACCATCGTCCAGGCACTTATTGACAATCTGCCCCTTCTGGTAGATGCCGCCGTGCAGCTGGTGGTCGCACTGGTAGAAGGTATCGGCATGGCTCTGCCCCAGCTTATCCCCGCGGCAGTCCAGGCAATCATCACCATCGTGGAAGGTCTGATTTCCAATCTGCCCCTTATCCTGGATGCAGCACTTCAGCTGATTATGGGTCTTGCAGAAGGACTGCTGACTGCAATTCCTGTTCTGATTGAGGCTCTGCCATCCATCATTCTGGCTATCGTGGATTTCATCATCGGTGCCATTCCGCAGATCATTGAAGCTGGCATTCAGCTTCTGACCTCTCTGGTGGCGGCCTTGCCGGAAATCATCACAGCAATCGTGGCGGCTATCCCACAGATTATTGAGGGCATCATCACAGCGGTGCTGGACAGCATCCCCCAGCTGGTACAGGCAGGCATTGACCTTCTGGTAGCACTTATCCAGGCGTTGCCAGAGATCATCACCACCATTGTGGCGGCAATCCCGGAAATCATCGGCTCTATCGTCAATGCTCTTATAAACAGCATTCCTCAGATCGTCCAGGCTGGCGTTCAGCTTCTGGTATCTCTGATTAAGAACCTGCCGACTATCATCGTGGAAATCGTAAAGGCTGTACCGCAGATTATTTCTGGTCTGGTATCTGCACTTGGCAAGGGCGTTTCCCAGATGGCCCAGGTCGGTGGCAACCTTGTCCGTGGTTTGTGGCAGGGTATCCAGTCCCTGGCTTCCTGGCTCTGGAACAAGGTGTCCGGCTGGATTTCCTCTATCTGGGATGGCATCTGCGACTTCTTCGGTATCGCTTCTCCGTCCAAGGAAATGGGCTGGGTCGGCGAAATGCTGGTAGAAGGCTTAGCTGGTGCTATCAATGCCAATGGTAAGGATGCGGTGCTGGCTGCCGAAGGCATGAGCAAGGATATCAACGATGTGATGCACGGTCTGGCTGATGAGATGACCACGGCTCTGCCTACAGAGTTCAATGTCAATGGTACGGTCAACCGCAACGATACCGTGTCCGGCATGGGCTGGGGCGGTGGTGCGCTTATCACCATCCAGCAGATGATTGTCAGAAGCGAAGAGGATATCCGTAAGATTTCCCAGGAACTCTACAATCTGATTCAAAGTGGGTCCCGCGCACAGGGACATTTCACTACAGCGTAAAGGAGGGCTTTGATGTATGGGTTTCACCTATAACGATATTACTTCGGCCAGCATGGGCATCAAAGCCCGTCTGACCTCCTGGCAGGTGTGTGGTAAACTCCGTAACTTTACCACCACCGTGCCGGGGAAATATGGTGTTGCAGATTTTGGTGCGGATTTTGATTACCGTGAGATCACCGCACACTGCAGCATCTATCCAAAACACAGCTTCACCGCACTGGTGTCGGCTCTGGACGATATTGCCGTTTGGCTTGACCCTGTCCAGGGACTTCGCCAGCTGGTGTTCGATGATGTGCCGGACAGATACTTCATGGCGCGTCTGAATGATGCGGTGGACTGTGAAAGGCTCATCCGCTCCTCTGGCAGCTTTGACCTCAAGTTCTTCTGCCCAGACCCTTTCGCTTATGCGATTACGGACGAGACCTTTTCCATCACGGAAGCCGGAACACACACCATTGCCCGTGTGATTGGCAACGTGGAATCGCTCCCTTTGTACCGCATCGAGGGCGAAATGACACCTGGGGCAAGTAACTATATCAGCATCACCACCAACGGTTCGGAACTCAAAATTGTCAATGCCACCTTGTCTGCCGGAGAGGCACTCATTGTGGATACTGATAAGATGACCGCCTATGTGGTTGATGCCAACGGAGATACGCTCAGAAACGGTCTGCCGTACTTGCAGGAGTTGAATTTTCCAACCCTGCACGTGGGCGACAATACGGTAACGGTCGAAGTGAGCAACGCTACTCTGACCGAAGTTCAGATACAGGCAAAAAGCAGATGGAGGTGATGGCATGGCTCTGAAAACTATTCTGAATAAGCAGACGGATTTCACGGGAGAGTTCCCAACAGAGTATGCCGCCTCTGGTCTGTGGCGTATGAATGAATCCGCACCAGATGAGGATAACGCCCTTGCAGATAGTTCCGGCAACGGAAGAAAAATGGTCATCGTGAACTGGTCTGGTACGACAGCCAATCTCTCTAAAAGTCCCAAAGGGCGGCAGCTCCGTTTTAATATCAATAATCCTACATCGGAAAAGACCCACCTGCAGGTCACCAATGACGGCAGCATTTTTGCCAACCTCGGTGAACGCATCGTGGTGGGAGGCTGGATGTGTCCGACTACCTATTCTGTAGGCAACACATTCTGTCCGATTTTCAATACGAGATACGGTCCCGGTCAGCCGATTTTTTACCTATCGCTGTATTCCGGCAAGCCCAGAATCATGCTGTATAACTCCGCTGGTTCTCTGATCCTCGACCAGTCTATGACACCATCGTTCAAATTGGTAAACGGTGGCTGGTATTTCATTGCCGGAGTTATCGAGCCAAACAACAAGAAGTTCACCTATGTGGTGGGCGACCGTTCTTCCGGCACGGTCTGGAAGTCGGAGGTGCTGACCTTTACTGGGGAATTGAACCGCTCCTGCGTGGCAGACCTTGTGATTGGTATGCACGCTGGGACGTATTACTATGCTGGCGGCGTGGATGACTGGTTTCTGGATTGTGATTCTCCGCTTACCGCAGACGACCTGGTTGATTACTTCAATGCCACGTTGCTCTGTAACGGCGGCGACAGCAGTTCCGATGTGGATGCGCTGACTGATGCCAGCGGTGTCATTCTGAAAGCGACCGATGGCGTGTACCCAGAAAGTGGCACAATCTACACAAAGGCTGTGGAGTGCAACCTTTCCGGCACAGGCAAGGTATCTGTGACCAGTGAGTATGTGGCTGGAACAACATCTGTTTCCGGCATCGAAACCTCTACCAGCGATGACCTTACGGATTGGAGCGACTGGATCGGCATTGCATCCGATGGTAAGCTACAGTCCCCAAACCGAAATTATATCCGATTCCGTGTTACCCTGAACACTTCGGATACGAGCCTGACTCCAAAACTGGTGGATGTCCGGCTCTACGACATTCCCAAGGCACCCTATGAAAAAATCGGCTATGCCCGACCTGTGGTGCTGGATGGAAATGGTGCGTGGGAAGCGGTTCTGGAGAACGCCTATGACATCATCGTTACTGGCGAGATCAACGGAGAGGATACGCTTTCTTTCTGTATCCCTTACAGGGACAGCAAACGAAAATACATCGACAACGAGAAGAAAATCCAGATCGTTGATGATGTTTATAAAATCCGTACCATCACCGATGTGAAGGACAGCACTGGCAGTACCATTACCCAGGTGTATGCAGAAGCGGAGTTTTACGATTTGACCTTCTCCGTCCGTAAGGAGGAAAAGAAGTTTGAAGCGGAAACAGCCGATGTGGCGATGGCCTATGCTCTGTCTGGCACGGAATGGAGCGTGGGTACAGTAAGCGTGACCACCAAGCGTACCTGGACATCTACGGAGAAGAACGCACTGGCAATCCTCCGCAGCATTGCAGACCTGCACGGTGGTGATCTGGTCTTTGACTGTCCGAACCGACTGGTGCATCTTCTGACCGTCAACGGCAAGGACAGCGGTGCGCTGTTTGCTTATAAAAAGAACATGAAAAGCATCGAGCGTGTGGTGGACACTCGCTCTTTGGTAACAAGGCTGTATGCTGTTGGTGCGGATGGTCTGACCTTTTCAGACATTAACGGTGGTAAGCCTTATCTTGAGGATTACACCTATTCCAAGGAAGTGCGAATTTCCACGCTGGACTGCTCCTCGTTCACCAATCCGTATCAGATGAAGGAATTTACAGCCATGCGCCTTGCGGAATACTGCAAGCCTACGGTTTCCTATGTTCTGAATGCGATGGACTTATCCGTTCTGACTGGGTATGAGCATGAAGCCTGGAACCTCGGCGACTACGTCCGTGTGGAAGATAAGGAACTGGGGCTTTCGGTCACCACCCGTATCGTCCGCCGTGAGTATAACCTGCAGGAGCCTTGGAATACCGTGTTGGAACTTTCCACTACGCTGAAGAATCTGGGCAGCTCCGTCAGTTCCATTGATACCATTGCCGATGCTCTGGAAGGCACCAGCATGGTTTCCAATAACGATATCCGTGAACTGGTGCCGTTCAATCATCTGCGTAATTCCCGTGCGGATGATGGGCTGGCGTACTGGGTAAGTTCCGGCTTTGAAGCCGATAGTGAGAATGGTGCATCCGGCACGGCCTCCTTTAAGGCCGAGGGCGTGGCGGGCATGACCAAGAGCCTGTCCCAGACCGTGTATCCGTCCAACCGCAGCAGTTATACGCTGTCGGCACAGATTGCTTCGGACGATTTGGAGAAGCTGTCCGATGATGCCCAGGTAGGCATTGAGGTAGTAATCGAATACGAGGACGGCAGCACAGAAACACGATTCATTGACTTGTACTGATGGGAGGGCATTATGGCATATTTCTCAAAGACCTCGCAGAAGATCACCCCAGAAAGCTACTTCTCTAAGGTCAAATCCATCACGGTGCGGGTCTGCATGACCAACTGTACTGGCACCCTGTATGTGACAGATATTTTGCTACAGCCGGGGTCTGTGGCGACTGGATGGGTAGGCCATCCTTGTGAAATGAAGTGGGTGCTGGATGGCTAACCCAGCATTCATCCGACTGGCAGAGGTCATCAATAAGAAACAGGATATGCGTGTAGTGAGCATTACGGTGAAGCCTACCATCACCGACTGCTCCGGCACGATCTGGTTCACAGATCTTCAGCTGCAAGAGGGACCGGCTCTGACGGGATACACACCGCACACAGAGAAACGGCTGATAGAAGATGCCAAGGTCTGGTTCAACGGTGTGGTTCGTTCTGCGGAGACCGTGGTGCTGTTTAACCTCGGCGATACTTCCGGCGGGCTGGATGTCCACATTTACCCCAAATCTGATATGGCGGCTGGCTCTGTCCAGCTTGCCCAGGGTGTGGGCGGTCAGCGTGTCTGTTTCCCTAATGCCCTAAAAGCAGAAGATGACCTCGCTCTACTCGCTTCCGTTCGGGAGTGTACCAAGAACGGCGTGATCGAGCCGAAAGAAGGTTTTTATCAATACAGTGCTGCTTGGGATTCCAAGCATATGGTCACTCTGGAGGACGGAAAGTCTGCCAGGGTACTTTTTGAATTGCAGCAGATGAAGGATGGAGGTGAGTCATTCTGATGGATAAGCTAAAAGGCAAACGCATCATGGTCTGGACTTTCATGGGTAATTCCAGAATGTATGAAGCCTTGCGTGACTATGGCGACCGCATCGATACCATTGGCCTGTTTTCCTTTAAGGTGGATGCTACAGGAACAATTACCGAGAGTGGCGTTGCCATCAGCAATATGCTGACCTACATCAACAAATGGCCCCACATCCGCTGGCTGCTGACTGTTGCCAATGATGGCTCCAATTCAGTGTTCAAAGCCCTGCGTGATAATACGGATGGCGCACAGGACACCTTCTGCTCCGAACTTATCCGCATCATGGAGAAATACCCCTGGTGTGATGGCGTTGATATCGACTTGGAAAAAGGTGATGATTATTCAACCCACGCAGTCTCTACAGCCATGTTCCAGCACATCTATGAAACCGTAAAAGGCTATGACCCCAGCAAGGAGATGAACATCTGCTTGCCTGGTATGACTTCGGTCAACGGCTCGGTTGGTGGTGAGAACTGGTGTGTTTATGGCGACCTAAATCAATACTGTGATACTGCCTCTATCATGACCTATGGTATGGCATGGGCTGGCTCTGCCCCCGGTCCCGTTTCCCCAAGAAGCTGGCTGGAGGGTGTGTATGACTATGCGGTAAGGGTCATGGACAGAGAGAAAGTTTTCCTTGGTATGCCTGCTTACGGCTGGAACTGGCAGATTTATGATACCCCAGAAAATCTGGGTAAGTATTATCGTGGCACGTCCAACACTTACTACGCAGCGAAATACTGGATGACTGGGGCGTACAACTTCACCGATGACGGCCCACCCCAGCCGTTGATTCCCATCGTGGCATACTGGGACGATTACGATATGGGTCCGTGGGCGCTTCCTCATGTGTACGACTACATGGAAGGAAGGGATGCCGTTACCAAGAGTACGCCCCAGATGTCTGAAACCTATAACCGCAGACGGTATCTGACCGCCTACGGTAAGGAGCAGAAGACAGAATTTGGTGATATTATCATCGACCACGATGCCGAGCCGGACAGCTATTCCGGCGTGGTGTCTGTATCCAATACACTGGTCACTCTCGGCGATGAAGGTTCTGCCACCTACAAGTTTACCATTGATGAGGCTGGTACCTATGATGTGGCTGTTCGGCTCTGTTTCCCATTCTGGGATAAGAACGGCATCTACGCATCGCTGGATGTCAGCACGGTACATTTTTCGGAGACACGGCTCTGGTGGCCATACTGGAGAACGACCTTCTGGGCGACTCTGGCAAAGGGCGTAAGCCTTGCTGCCGGAGAGCATACCGTAAAGATTTCTGTGGATGTAAATGGTGTTCAGTTCTATGGCTTCCGTGTCTGTACGGACTTTTCCGAGGAGCCAACGGCAGGAGATGCCACCTATACCCTTGCTCCCAGAAAATTCAAAGATGTGAATGGCGACATGGTGGGACCAGCGACTGGCTTTAAGCTGACCCTTGAGATGCTTCGCCGAAAGCCGGACTCTGCACTGGTCTGGTATGAGGACTTCCGTGATGAACAGAAGATCCCCGAAAGCTATTGGAGTGTGCTTTCTGGGGAATGGGATGTCTGGCAAGACTCAGATAGTTCAGCAAACCGTCCATACTCCCAACTTGAAGGATACGGTCAGCTGGCATGGAAATACTCCAGCTTTTCGGATATTCACCTTCGGGCGCAGATCATCATCCCACCCGATGGTGGTGGCAAGTCTGGCATCTTCCTGGGGTCATTGTTTCTGTGCATCAATTACGACACCCAGCAGCTGGAACTTTATGAGGGCTCCACGCTTAAGGGAAGCTACTCGGCGACCTATGAAAAGACATCAAAAGCTGACCTGAGGAGCAACCCAAGTGTTTATACCATTGAGATGCGCAAGCGTGGCAATAAGGTGAGGGTCTATTCTTCGACTTCCTATACGCTCCGATTCACCGCTACCGTCAGTAGCAGTGGTGGCTATGCTGGCATCCGTTCTGACAAACAGGTCAACTGCCAGCTTCTCCGTCTGGGCGATGCCTGGACTTACGAGCCGTATGAACGGTTTGATGTGGTGATGCCGGACGGTACAGAGACTTCCTTCGGCAGAATTGAACGGTCGAACTGCACCTGGGATGAAGAGTTCCAGGTTTTCACACTGACTTCCGATGTGGAGGAATATTCCACCAGAAGCGAAGAAATCTCTCTGGATTATGAGTTCTACCATTCCCACATGATGCCGCTGGAGTGTGGAAATGACTACACCGCAAAAATCATCCCCAGGGACATCAACATCTGGATTTCCAGACTGTTCCTTGGGGATGCGGACGGCTTTTCCATTTTGTACTACCAGGATGTGGACAGCCTTATCTACTGGGCAAACCAGGCAGCGTATCGCTGGAAGCTGAGAGGGATGTGTATGTGGTCCCTGGGACAAGAGGATATGCGAGTCTGGGAGTGGTTGCCCAAACAAACAGAATAGATGCGATGAGGGTATCTGCCTGGTGCGGATGCCCTTTTTGTATACATCAAAACGAAAAGGAGGAAACGACAATGAAGGAATTTTGGAATGTGATCCAGCTGGTATTCGCCGCTATTGGCGGTTGGCTTGGCTGGTTCCTGGGAGGATGTGATGGCTTGCTGTTCGCATTGATTGCCTTTGTGGCGGTGGACTACATCACTGGTGTGATGTGCGCCATTGTGGACAAGAATCTGTCCAGTGCCGTGGGCTTTAAGGGTATCTGCCGTAAGGTATTGATTTTCCTGCTCGTTGGCATCGCACACATTTTGGATGCCCAGGTGATTGGTGCGGGAAGTGTTCTGCGTACTGCGATCATTTTCTTTTACCTTTCCAATGAAGGTGTGAGCCTTTTGGAAAATGCCGCACATCTGGGATTACCTGTGCCGGAGAAGTTGAAGGATGTCCTTCAGCAGATCCACGACCGCGCAGAGAGTAAGGAGGAATAAGCCATGAAGCTGGTTGAATCTATCCTTACGAAGAACCCCTGCTACACCGCAGGGCGAAAGATTACGGTTAAGGGTCTGATGCTCCATTCCGTGGGGTGTCCGCAGCCCAAGGCTTCCGTATTCATCAACAGCTGGAACTCTGCCAGCTATGACAGGGCGTGTGTTCACGCATTCATTGATGGTAACGATGCAACGGTCTACCAGACCTTGCCCTGGAACCATCGTGGCTGGCATGGCGGCGGTTCCAGCAACAACACGCATATCGGCGTGGAAATGTGTGAGCCTGCCTGCATCAAGTATGTGGGCGGCTCTTCTTTTACCTGTTCTGATACCGCAACGGCAAAGGCGGTGGCGAAGAGAACCTATGAGGCAGCAGTCGAACTATTTGCTTACCTCTGCAAGAAGTATTCCCTTGACCCTCTCGGTGATGGCGTGATCGTCAGTCATCGTGAGGGTCATTCTCGTGGTATCGCTTCCAATCACGGCGACCCGGAACATCTGTGGAATCAGCTGGGTATGGGCTATACCATGACCACGTTCCGTAATGCAGTCAAGGTACAGCTTTCTGCCGATACCAAAGAGGATGTTCCTGCGGCGACTTCCGATGAGGAAACCGTCTGGAACTACCTCTATGGCAAGTTGGGTAACGCATATGGCACCGCTGGTCTGATGGGCAATCTGTATGCGGAGTCTGCATTAAAGCCTACCAACCTGCAGAACACCTATGAAAAGAAGCTGGGCTATTCCGATGCCGAATATACGGCGGCAGTGGATAACGGCAGCTACGGTAATTTCATCAAGGATTCTGCTGGATACGGTCTGGCTCAGTGGACTTACTGGTCCCGCAAGCAGGCACTCCTGGAATTTGCCAAAGCAGAAGGAAAGTCCATCGGTGACCTCTCCCTGCAGCTTGATTTTATCTGGAAGGAACTGACTGAAAGTTATTCTGGTCTGCTCTCTACGCTGAAATCTGCGACTTCCGTAAGGGATGCATCCACTGCGGTGCTGACGAACTACGAAAGACCTGCTGACCAGGGTGAGAGCGTGCAGACCAAGAGGGCTTCCTACGGTCAGACCTACTACGACAAATATGCGGTAGTGGAATATCCCGAAAAGCTGACCACGGGCTATTACCGTGTCCGTAAATCCTGGGATGATAAGAAGTCCCAGCTGGGTGCGTACCGTGTCCTTGCCAACGCCAAGGCAAAGGCCGATGCCAATGCTGGATACTGCGTATTCTCCGATGATGGCAAAGTGGTCTATGCCCCTTCTGCCAAGGAGGAAACGAAAGAGCCTGCCTTTGAACCGTACTTGGTGAAGGTCAGCATTACGGATCTGAACATCCGCAAAGGCCCTGGCACCAACTACGCCAGATCTGGCTACACTGGTAAGGGGTGCTTTACCATTGTGGAGGAAGCTATTGGTGTGGGTGCGACCAAATGGGGACTGCTTAAATCCTATAAGGACAAGCGAAATGGCTGGATTTCCCTCGATTATGTCAGCAAAATCTAAGGCTCTGCCCGGTGGCAAAACGCTGCCGGGCACCCTTTTTTACCTATGAAAATTCTTTGAGAAATAGCCCTTTTATTGCTTGACTAATCGGCGATAGTACGGGAATATACGATAACCCCCAAGGAAAGGAGGAAACGACCTATGCGAATCAAAGTCATCAAGCCCACAGTGGCAGCGGAAAATAAACGGTTGAAGGTATGCGCCTATGTGCGAGTTTCAACCGACAGTCTGGAGCAGGAGGACTCTCTGGATAACCAGACAGCCTATTTCAAAGACTACATCCAAAGCAATCCTGCGTGGGAGTTTGTAGGCATCTATGCTGACCAGGGCATCTCCGGCTTTAAGGAAAACCGTCCTCAGTTCCAGAAGATGATTGCAGATGCCAGGGCTGGAAAGATTGACCTCATCGTTGTAAAAAGCGTATCTCGCTTTGCAAGAAATACCGAGACCGTGCTGAAGTTCTCCAGAGAACTCAAAAGCATCGGTGTCGGTATTTTTTTTGAACTTCAGAACATCAACACCTTATCGGGACCCGGTGAGTTGATGCTGACCATTATCGCAGCCTTCGCCCAGGCTGAGAGCCAGGGTGCTTCTGATAACGCAAACCTTACCTACAAGAGGAAGTTCGAGGCTGGTATGCCAGTCCACGACCTCAAGTACACCTTCGGCTTCGATACCGATGAGGGTGGCAACACCTACATCGTGGAAGAACAGGCCAAGACGGTACGGCTCATTTTTGACCTTGCCCACAAAGGCGTGTGGCCCAGCAAGATAAAGCAGTACCTCAACAAGAACGGCATTACAAGCTGCGCCGGAGGAAAATGGGATGATACTGGGGTGCATCGGGTTCTCCGCAATCCAGCCTACAAGGGTGCGTTGGTATTGCAGAAGACCTACCTGGATTCCAACCGCATCCGGCATAAGAACGAAGGCCAGAAAGACCAGTGGTACATCGCAGATAACCACCCAGCCATCGTACCGCCGGAACAATGGGATGAAGTGCAGGAAATTTTACTGGCTCGGAGCGAGAGCCTTGCACCAAGACCGCCCCAGAAGCCCTCACAGCCTCGTTCCAGCCGAACCCAATACCCTTTGACCAATAAGCTGTTCTGCCCTCTGTGTGGTCAGAAACTCCACCACAAATGGTCGAACCAGGGCAAAAGCGAATACTGGGCTTGCAGTACCAATGTGAAGGTTGGGGCTTCTGCCTGCAAGGGCATCTGGCTTCCGGCAGAGATTGCTAACAGCTGGGGCGATATTACGGAGCCGACCACAGTCATTGGATACAAGGATGAATATGGGATGCAGCACTTCACCGCATCCCCCAAAGCAGAATATGAATTATCGGACGATTGTCCGTACACGAGAAAGGAAGATTGACATGGCAAGACAAGTCGTACACATTCCCGCACAGAGGAATATTGCAAACAGGGCTGTTGCCCGTAACACCAAACTCCGAGTGGCAGCCTACTGCCGAGTTTCCACGGAGCAGGATGAACAGCTGAACAGCTTTGAAAACCAGGTGACCTACTACACAGAGTTCATCACCAGAAACCCCAATTATGAACTGGCTGGCATTTACGCAGATGAAGGTATCTCCGGCACCAGCACCAAACGGCGTGAGCAGTTCAACCGCATGATTGCTGATTGCGAGGCTGGCAAAATCGACCTCATCATCACAAAGTCTATCAGCCGATTTGCCCGTAACACGCAGGACTGCCTGAACTATTCCAGAAAGCTGAAAGATCTGGGCATCGGCATCACCTTTGAGAAGGAGAACATCAGCACGATGGACAGCACGGGTGAGTTGCTTTTCACCATTTTGTCCTCGCTGGCACAGGACGAAAGCCGATCCATTTCCGAGAACTGCCAGTGGGGTATCCGTTCCCTTTTCAAGCAGGGGGTGGTGCATATCAACACCAACCGCTTCTACGGCTACGATAAGGACGAGGACGGCAGACTGGTCATCAACCCAGAGCAGGCCAAGGTGGTGCGCTGGATTTACGAAAGCTACATGGACGGCATCAACCCAGACATCATTGCCCGCCGCCTTATGGAACAAAGTGTGCCGGGCTGTATGGGCGAACCAAAATGGACGGTCGATACTATTATGGGCATCCTTCAGAATGAGAAGCACATGGGCGATGCCATTCTGCAAAAGACATTCACTGCCGATTACCTCACCAAAAAGCAGGTCAAGAACGAGGGGCAACTTGCCCAGTACCATGTAAAGGATGACCACGAAGCCATCGTCAGCAAGGAACTCTGGGAAGTAGTCCAGCTGGAGATCCAGCGAAGAAAGGACTACATGAAACGCTACGGACTCCGCACGATGGGGCGCAATACGGATGAACAGCCCTTCACCAACCGAGTGTTCTGCGGTGTCTGCGGTCAGCTTTTCTGGCGGCGCACCCTCTACCGACTGAACGGCAGCATTAAGGCTTGGATGTGCGCCAGCAAGTGCAAGGGCAAGGAAGTCAAGGGGTGCATCAACGACACGTTCTTGGAAGCAGACCTGCACAAAGCCTTTGTAATGGCCTGGAACGCCATGCTGGAGAACCGAGAGGACTTTCTGGAACACTGGAAAGCCCAGCTGAACGACCAGAACCCTTTGGTGGTATTCCGGGCGAAGCAGTTCATGAAGCTGACCGAAAAAGCAAAGCCCATGAAGGAACTGGATGTGACCATTGTCAGCAAGACCCTTGACCACTGCGACATCAAGCCTATGGGCGTTATTGATTTCTACTTCCTGGACGGTAGCCACATCGGTCTGGTGACAGGAGAATAAGGACTTCGGCTCCGCATTACCTTTCATTGGTGGTGCGGGGCCTTTTCTCTTTATGGTGATTGACATAGCATGGCTTTGACAGTACAATTTAACTGAATGAAGTAAGAGAAAACTTTGAATTTTAAGGAGAATATGCGATGAAACTCTATGATATTTCTCAAGAGGTTTTTTGCTGTGAAGTATATGCTGGTGATCCTGTCCCAGAGAAAAAAGTGCTGAAATCAATGCAGCAAGGTGATGTGTATAATTTGACTGCATTTAGTATGTGTG